TGATCGTCTCAATAGATATCAATACTCGTCACAAAGAGATGTAGATCCAGAACAATTAGAAAAAATTTCTAATATTAAGTATAACTCTAAAAGAAAACGTGTAAAAGAAAGCACAGGCCAAGATAGTAAATCCTGGATGGCCGGCATTCGACAACAGCATCCTGATGTTAAATTTATACAAGCCAAGATGCCGGGCGCACCTATCATGGCCATGGTCAATGGCAAGCCTGTGGCACAGTTTGATACTAAAAAAGGTATGGCGGAAGGCGCCCCAATTTCTGGCGATGGCGGTGCAGTTGACAACTTTAAACAGCAAATGGCCAACAACACTGAACTTGCGTACCAAAAAGGTATGGCAGAAGCCAGAAAAAAGAAAAAGAAAAAATCTTCAAGATCAATGCAGGGTTATTTCTTTCCTGGCTATGGCTATTATGGTGGCGGAGACTCAGGTGAAGGTGGCGGCGGAGACGGTGGTGAAAGTGTAAACGAGTTTGCCGCTGGAGGTGGCGGTGGCTCAGGAGACTATTTCCAAGCCTTGGCCTCGGCCTGGTACAATGGTGCTTTTGACACCGGCAGCCTTGAAAAAGGCATCAAGAGCAAGGAAGATGTTGAACGCTTGTTGAATCGTGGCATCATTGGTCCCGACGGTGTCACACGCAAGTATGCCATAGATTACAACTCAACCTTTGAGGGTGTGGTCATATCCAGCGATGACTACTATGAGCATGCTGACTATAACGACCAAGGCCAAGAAGTTGACAGTCGTAATGGCCGACCCTGGGGCCCATATGACTACATGGAATTTGATGACGAAGAACTGGATGAATCGGCCAAATGGCGTGATCCCAAATACAAAGGCCGGTTATACACCCAAGAACCACCTGATTATAACGACACTCGTGAATATGATAATGCCAGGTTCGATCCAAAACCCAAAGGTTATCCTGGTAGAAAAAAACTGCCCGGCGGCGGCGAATATGACCGCACTGACCCACTAGTTCGGGGTGCAGGCATTGGTCGTTCAGGAATCAAGCATAATATCAATCTCTCTGGCAAGCGAAAAGGTCTTCCATCGCGTGATCAGATCACCAGTTTGAAACAGAGTATAAAAGATATCAGTGGTCAACATGTTCGTGCTAACTTGCCAGAGCAAGGCGACCTAAACGAGCTATCAACCGACAAGTTGGCTAGATATAAAACTGCTGCTGGTGCCGATGCTAGTGCTGCCGATAAACGTGGTGACTATGAACGTGGCGACAAACGCTTTAGTGGCATTGTAAAAGCAACCAAAAAACAATTTGCCAACGATCTCAAGAAGCACGGTCAGCAAGGCATGGCGGAAGGCTATCAGTTAGATGAAGGTGCTGTTGAAACTATTACAGCATTGGTTAAAAAGATTCCTGGCATTGGCAAATATTATCAAATGGCTCAACAATATAAGCCACAATTGATTGAAATTCTAAAGACCAGCAAGTCTGGTAAAGAAGTTAAACAAAAGATGGAACAATTGGCAGCAGGTCAGTCTGCTACGGTCGCCGAATCAGGTATGATGAAACAACTTGGCGGCTTGGCAGTAGGTGGCGGAAGTATTTTATCTACAATGTGGATGAATGCTATGGGAATGATTGATGGTGTATTGGCACACGCAGCCGCGGGTGAAGTAGGAGGCGCAGTAGCATCTGGTAGTATCCTAGGATTAATACCTGTAACACTAATGTTATTTGCGGCAATGTTATTGTTCAAAGGATCAAAACAAAGTAGCGATGAAAAAGCACAAGCATTTCAAGCACAGCGTGGTCAGCAAGGCATGGCGGAAGGATCCAGCACTGCCAGCGAAGCAGTAGAACGTGCCATCCTCAACAGAATCATGACACAACACACCGACCTGTTGATGCAGTTTGGTCCTGACAAAGTCATGCAGGCCGCTGAAGAAGTTGCTTACAATGTGGGTGATGTAGATGAGATTGGCACCAGCGATGTCAGTGCTTACGTCAATCAAGTAAGACAAATTTTAGGTGCCTGATGATACTTGCTGATTTTCAAATCAGTAACCATGACAAATTAGATCGTATCCTGGTGCGTCTATGTAGCATGGTTGTTGCGGGTCAACAACAGGATCCAGATCAATATGGCATGGTTGCAGCCGCTGTGTTAGATCCTGACAACCGTTGCGTAGTTGGTATTAATTATCCCACACAAGATGGCCATCGTGTTCACGGTGAACGTGCTGCCATCGACAGTTACCATACTCGTTTTGGTTCTATTCCGCCCGGAAGTATTATTATTACAACTTGTAGTCCATGCACTCAAGACATGGCCGAACGTGCGGGCATTAACTGTAGTGATCTTGTTGACGAAGTTGGTGTCCACAAAGTCTATGCTGGTTATCAAGACCCTAGCCAGGGACAGATACGTAAACGGTATCACATACAAATCTCACGCAATCCCAAAATACAAAAATTGTGCAAGGCATTTGCCGATACGTTTTTAAAAGATGACCTAAACGAACTCAGTTTCTTAGGATCACCATGCACCAAAGACTGTTCGGGTCATCGTGCTGGCTATGCCTGGAGCCAAAGCAAAGGTGGACGTGTGGCACAGAGCCCATGGAGCCCCAGTTTCAACAATGGCTCACAACTACACGTGGATGGCAAATAATGGACTATCCATATCCTGTATATCCTGTATATCCTGAAGACGACGGTTATGATCGTCCAAGAAATCCGTACTCTCCTTGTTGAAGTAGCTCCTAATACCCTATCGGATAGTGACAGCCCAAATCTCAATCTTGAAAGATTCTGGGCATAGTATTTTTTAATTAACAATTTATAATCATAAATTAAGTATATGACACCTAGTGTAGAAGTTTATTGCCAATTTGATCCACTTGAAGAAGTATGGTTGGGAGATTGCTATCCAGAAGAGTTTTATGCCGACCTACAACCAGAAGTTCGATCAGCATTCAGTTATATAACCGAAACAACTAAACGTGATTTAGAAGTGTTAAAACAAAGATTACAATCGTTAGGAATAAGTGTTCATCGTCCTAAATTCACCAACAATGACAACGACTATAGAGATAAATTTGGAAATCTCATAAAGCCGCCTATTGCACCTCGAGATGACAATATGGCATTAGGTAAAACATTTTATAATCTGCGTCATGCCTATCCAAAAAATCCATGGCAACATATACTAGATCAATATCGTGCCAACGGTGTTACTGTATATAAAGCACCATTTTTAAAAAAATATGGCTATTTGTCTCCACCAAGTATTGTACGATTAGGCCGAGATATCTTAATTGATATCGACACACACCAGCATTCTTGGGAATTAATAGAAAAAGATGTATTTCCTGAATGGCAAAAACAATTTAGAATTATAGCATGCCACACCGATGGCCATTCCGATGGCGTTTTTTGTGTTCCACAACCTGGGGTCATTATAACCAGTCACTGGAAAGGTGATTATAGTAAAGAATTTCCACAATGGGAAGTTTATCATCTGCCTAAGCATACTGAAGAAACTCCATCTGTTACAACAGAGCAAGTCACTAGTTGGTGGATAGAAGGTAGTGGTGTGTTCCATCAAGCATTTAATAAACATATTCAAACTCGTGCATTAGATTGGGTAGGTAACGCACGAGAAACAGTGTTTGAAGTTAATAGTCTCATGGTCAACGAATCATTGATTATAACCACCGGTGAACCAGATGAAAAAACCAAAGAATGGTTAGTGTTAAAAAGAATTGATTATATTGCAATGGAATTTAGTGCTAGAACATTTTGGGATAGCGGCGTTCATTGTCTTACTGTAGATACAAAAAGACAAGGTGTGCAACGAGATCTGTTTCCAGAAAGAGATCAAGATATATATTATTTTTAAGAACACCCTTAGGACCGCACTAGTTGCGAGGGCGGCCGGGTGCTGGCCTAGTTGAACGATTCGCTACCGTGAAACTAAAAGTGACCAATTATTAACTATAAGTAAATCATGCATGATTTTTTAAATAACGGTTCATCACACAGATTATCAAAAATTCAAATTGACAATTTACTTAAATCAATCTATGGCCAGGATTTTGATGTAGGCCCAGAAATTTTTCTTGGTATAAATTTACAATGGCCTGAATTTAGTTTGCCCGCAAACTATCAGCGATATTTCATATCATTTCACACCGAATACATGGATATAAATTGGGTTATAGAACAAGCTCGTTGTGTGTATCCTGCTCCAGTATTATTAGTCACCGATTATGATATCAAAAAAAATTCAGTCTGGCCCGAAAACATAACTGTAATTAAATATGTGACTTTGCATAAACAACTGGACAAGGCAATTAGAGAATTTGGCATAGCTACAGAAATCAAAACTCCTTGTTATAAAATTAGCAGTCTGAGCTATCGAATTACACAATATAAAAAATTTGTCACAGCATACCTATTGCAACATTTCAATCACAGTGATATGATATTAACATATCACAATAGTTTAGGGAAACTAAAAGATCATCATGGATATCCTGAAGGATATCCACACCTTGAACAGCTCGAGCTGGCGTCGTTGACCAAGACACTGATAAATTTTGAAGATGATTCAGAGTCTATAAACATTTCATATGTGGCCAATGCTTCATGGCAAATGGCACCGTATCAGGATGCATGGATCAATCTTACAAATGAAAGTTGGCATTATTCAAAGACTATATTTGATAATCACAACTTTTATTATCCTGGGCCATACTTGACCGAAAAAACTTTTAAACCCTTGTTGGCCGGTAGACCGTTTTTGGCAGTAGGACAATGCAACACTTACAAAACATTAAAGGAGTTGGGACTTTCTGTTGATTTTGGATTTGATATCAGTTACGACACAGATCCAGGAGATCTTACTCGAATTAAAGGTATTTTTTCCGCAATTGATTACATACAAAACACCAATCTTGATCACTTGTTTCAATCAGCGATTGCTGCGGTGCGCCACAATCTAAATTATATTAAAAATAACAATTTGTTTGTTCACTGCGAAGACCTAAATACCGAAAGTGTAAAAAGGATTAAAGATTTTATTTGAGTTAACTTTACCAAATGGTTACAAACTTTAATAAAATTATGTTATAATAAACAACACAACAGGAGAATTGAATGTCTAATAGTAGAATTTTTAGCGGCGCCGAACAAGCTAAACTTACCCAAGTGATCAACGAAGGTATGCAGGTCATGATGGAAATTGAAACCTTAACCGGTGGACTTAATGATACAGTCAAAGCCATTGCCGAAGAAATGGATATCAAGCCCAACGTGCTTAAGAAAGCTATCCGTCTAGCACATAAGGCAGAATTTGGTCGTGAGCAACAGGATCACGAATTGTTAGAAACAATTCTGACCAGCGTAGGTAAGACTCTATAAATATTGTTTTACGACAATCGAATCGTTCCCGTAAGGAACATGAATCATGGCTAACCGGCCATAAACGGAGAAAAATTTGAGTTATGTAGATGCATTATTTGATCGTGAACACGATCGTATTCATGTAGTTGAGCGGAAAGATGGACGCAGAGTCTATCAGGAATATCCGGCCAATTACATTTTTTATTACGAGGATCCTCGTGGTAAATTTACTAGTCTATTCGGTACACCAGTCAGTCGATTCAGCACTCGCAACAACAAAGAGTTTCGCAAAGAAATTCGCATACAGTCGGGCAAACAACTGTATGAGAGTGATATCAATCCAATTTTTCGTTGTTTAGAAGAAAACTACAAAGGACAAGATGGTCCAAAATTAAACGTAGCATTCTTTGACATTGAAGTTGATTTTGATCCTGAACGTGGCTTCTCACCAACAACTGATCCATTTAATGCTATTACTGCTATTTCAGTATATCTGCAATGGCTAGGACAAATGGTCACCTTGGTTGTTCCACCCAAGCACATGAGTCGCGAGACTGCAGATGAGATTGCTCAGGAGTTTGAAAACTGTATTGTGTTTGAGCGCGAAGATGAAATGTTAAAAACATTCTTGGATTTAATCGAAGACGCTGATGCAATATCGGGCTGGAATAGCGAAGGGTATGACATACCCTACACTGTAAATCGTGTTACTAGGATTCTCAGCAAAGACGATACCCGCAGATTCTGTTTATGGAATCAATATCCTAAGAAGCGTATATTCGAACGCTTTGGAGCCGAGAATGAAACCTATGACTTGATTGGTCGTGTGCATATGGACTATATGCAACTGTATCGCAAATACACTTATGAAGAACGTCACAGTTATTCACTTGACGCCATCGCCGAGTACGAGCTACAAGAAACCAAAACAGTGTTCGAAGGCACATTGGATCAATTGTATAATCAAAACTTTAAAAAATTTATTGAATACAACAGACAGGATACAATGATTCTGGCCAAGTTGGATAAGAAATTAAAGTTTCTAGATCTGGCCAACACACTAGCACACGAAAACACTGTGCTACTGCAAACCACAATGGGTGCTGTGGCTGTGACTGAACAGGCCATTATCAACGAAGCCCACGAGCGTGGTATGGTCGTACCCAATCGTAAGGAACGCTACAGCGACGAGGACACACAAGCCGCTGGTGCTTATGTTGCATTTCCCAAGAAAGGCATCCATGAGTATGTAGGATCAATTGACATTAACAGTCTATATCCCAGTGCTATTAGAGCACTCAACATGGGCCCAGAAACCATTGTGGGGCAACTCAGACCCATAATGACTGATCGCTATATCAGTGAAAAGATGCAGAGCGGCAGCTCGTTTGCTGGTGCATGGGAAGGCTTGTTTGGCAGTTTAGAATACGAAGCAGTCATGAATACCGAACCAGGTACAGAAATTACCATTGACTGGAAAGATGGTGAAGAGTCAGTTCATAGTGCCGCTGACGTATGGAAGATAATTTTTGATAGCAATCGTCCTTGGATGATCACTGCCAACGGCACACTCTTTACTTACGAAAAAGAAGCAGTTATTCCTGGATTGCTAAAACGCTGGTATGCTGAACGTAAAGAAATGCAGGCCCGACTTAAAGAATGTAAAAATCCAGAAGATGAAGAATACTGGGACAAACGCCAGCTAGTTAAGAAGATTAACCTGAACAGTTTGTACGGTGCTATTCTTAATCCAGGTTGCCGTTTTTTCGACAAGCGCATTGGACAATCAACTACATTGACAGGCCGAGCAATTGCTCGGCACATGGACGCGCATGTAAATGAATGTATCACTGGCAAATATGACCATGTAGGAGAAGCAATCATTTATGGTGACACAGACTCATGTTATTTTACTGCGTATCCGGTGTTGCAAAAAGAAATAGAAGCAGGCAACATGACGTGGAATCGAGAAATTGCAGTGCAACTGTATAATTCAATTGCTGACCAAGTCAATGACAGCTTTCCAGGCTTTATGGAAACTGCATTCCACGTGCCTAGAGAAATGGGTAGTGTAATCAAAGGTGGTCGAGAGATTGTGGCCAGCAAAGGTTTGTTTATTACCAAGAAACGTTATGCTGTCATGTATTATGACAAAGAGAATAAACGTGTAGACACACACGGCAGTCCTGGTAAAGTAAAAGCCATGGGTCTTGATCTTAAACGCAGTGATACTCCTAAGGTTATTCAAGAATTCTTAAGTCAAATTCTCAACGAGGTGCTGGTTGGCACAAGTCGTGAAGATATCATTGAAAAGATTCGTGAGTTCAAATACTTGTTTAAAGAGCGGCCGGGTTGGGAAAAAGGTAGCCCTAAACGTGTAAACAACTTGACCAAATACGGCAAAGAAGAAGAACGACTGGGCAAAGCCAACATGCCAGGACATGTGCGAGCCGCACTCAACTGGAACAATTTGCGTAGAATGAACGGCGACAAGTATTCAATGCAGATCGTAGATGGCATGAAAACTATTGTGTGCAAGTTAAAACAAAATCCACTTGGATGGACCAGTATTGGATATCCCACAGACGAAACACATTTGCCACAGTGGTTTAAAGAACTTCCGTTTGCTGACAGCGAGATGGAAGCCACAGTAGTAGATCAAAAATTAGACAACTTGTTGGGTGTGTTGGAATGGGACTTGGCCAGTGCCACCAACACAGAAAACACTTTCCAAACATTGTTTGAGTGGTAATATGAATTTAACTGAATTAATACGCCTACATAATCATTTAGAAGAACTGACCATGCAAGATCTTCAATACGAATCTAGTAGTAGATTCAAGTTGATCATTGAACGTGCTGATGTGCCGCAGGCCGGAGTTGATTCAGGATTTCAACAAAGACTAAAAGAAAAAAACCATGCACTGCAATCAGTGTTTGTCAGCATTGATGAAGAATTATTGGATTTAAAATCCGAAGTGGAACAATTGATTGCTGAACAAGGGCAAGCATGGCTACATCGAAATTATACTGAATATGAGAGATACTTAGAAACTGGTTATGCACAAACAGAAGACTATTTAGGATTGCATCGTAATAAACCATTTCGAAGAGACGCAGAAACAGAGTCAATATTAAAAAGTCGTGTTGCTAACTATTGTGACTGGAAGCACCCGGCTATGATTATACATCCAATGCTGGAGCCGTCTATACACGAAATGACAGCAAGCGATCCATTGTACCTTGTAGACGAAAGTCATTACTTGATGGAGCCTACGTTGGAACAATTCAATACAGTATATAAAAATAGACTACGTCCTTATGTGATTAAGGAATCATTTGGCCATCCAATTTTGAATCGATTGCCTGATCAACAAATTGGTTTTTGTTTGGCCTACAATTATCTAGATTATCGTCCATTTGAATTGGTAAAAATATATCTTGAAGAAATCTATCAAAAGTTGCTGCCAGGCGGCGTTCTAGCCATGACGTTCAATGATTGCGGTCGTCACCAGGCCATGCAAGCAGTTGAACAAGGTATCACCGGCTACACTCCGGGCTCGTTGGTTAGAGGTTGGGCCAACTACTTGGGATTTGAAGAAATATTTTGTCATCAAACTGGTAATCCTAGTGTGTGGATAGAATTTCGAAAATCAGGCCAATTGACTTCGCTGCGCGGTGGCCAAAGTCTAGCAAAAATATTACCTAAACCTGTTGCAAAATCTAAATAAACCCAGTATAATCAAACACAAGGAGAAATATATGAAAGATCATTTACTAGACTTAGTAGAACACACATTGAAATTAGGTTGCATTGACCTGGTTAAGATCACAGGTGATGACAAAACAACTGATATCTTTGGTGTGGCCGAAGATCGTAGCGTAGTGGTAGAGGGCAAGTATGCCAACCCGGTGCCTGAATTATTGGCCTGTTTGGTATGCCAAACTTGGCAAAACTTAATATTCTTTTAAATTTGCCAGAATATAAAGAAGGTGCGGAACTCAGTGTTACAAAAAAAGCCACAGGTGAGCCTGATGGTATTAGTTTTCAAAATGCTACTAAAGATTTTAAGAACACCTATCGTTTTATGGCCAGTGAGATTGTAACCGAAAAAGCCAAGACAGTTAAATTTAAAGGTGTCAACTGGCACATTGAATTCGAACCCACTGTGGCCGCTATTCAACGTCTCAAGATGCAGGCACAGGCCAATGCTGAAGAAGTCAACTTCCAAGCCAAAACTGAAAACGGTGACCTAAAGTTTTTCTTTGGTGACCATAGCACACACGCTGGCAACTTTGTATTCCAACCAGGTGTA